GATTCTTGTAAATCTGTTGTGTCTTCCACATCGTTGTTTACTTCATCTGAAACTTTAATATTGTTTTTAGATAATAAATTTGATAAATCTGATTTAGAAGACATTTCAAATCTTCTTCTTGTACCTTCACCAGCGTTAACGTTTTTACCAATTTGTTTTTGAGAATCAATCCACTCTTTCTCTTTCATTTTATATAACTCAGTGCTAGCATTTTCAAAATCTTGGGTGGTAACAACTTTCTCACCATTAACATCTTTAGCATTACCCTGTAGTTTATTGAAAACTTCACCTGAAAAATCTTTAGGTTGTTCTTGAGGTACTGCAGATGGTTTTTCATCTGTCTTAGGTTGTGGTAATGGTTCCTTAGATGGTTTAACTGTTGGTTTGGGTTGTGGGGTTGCCGATGGAGGTGGAGTTTCTTGTTTTTTAACTTCAGGAGTTTCAGTCCAATTTGTTGTAACATAAGTTGTAATCATTGGACCTTTGTCCGATTCTGCACCTTGTTTGTAACCAGGTCTTGTAACGTCAAAAGTCTCGTCTTGTTGAATTTTTAAATTACTCATTCTATCAACACGATACGTTCTCCAATTTGTTTTACTATAACCTTTTTTTGATACTGAAGGTGGTTGAACATAAGCTCTAATAATAACATTCCCACCCTTACTTAATCCCATTGCAACCGCCTCAGCTCTTACCCTAACACCAGACTTAACACTATCCTTACCTGGTTCTTTTGGTCCCGTATAATAAAATGTAATAGGATTCCTATTGGTAATAGCACTTACCAAGGTATTTGATTTTTTACCCTTTGGAACCTCTTGTTCTCCTATAATTTTAGAGAATATTTTATTTAACTCCATATTAAAAATCTGGATATGTTTTTGTCAATCCGTATTTGTTTCTCGCCGCGGTTTCTATTCTAGCGTTAATATCAGTTAATGAACCAACATTATTAGAATTTTCACCTTTTCCTTTATCGTCACCGTTAGATAACGCATTCACGTGTACACTTGAATAACCGTTATCCTTATTGTAAATATTCCTTGCTGTGTTATCTATTCTATTTTGTATATCTACAGATGAACCCACACTGTTATTGTACTCTCCCTTACCTTTTTCATCACCGTTTGATAATGCATTAAGATTATTAATACCGTAACCGTTATTATCTTTATATTGGTTTCTACCTAATAATTCCAATCTATTTTGTATATCCACAGATGATCCGACACTATTACCACTTTCTCCCTTACCTTTTTCATCACCATCAGATAATGCGTTGGGATTGTTTGAGTTATATGTATTATTATCTGTATAGATATTTCTACCTAAATTAGTTATCCTATTTTGAATATCGATTGACGAACCAATATTATTACTATTTTCACCTTTACCCTTTTCATCTCCATCAGACATCGCATTCTTATGGTTAGAACTATATTGACCATTATCGTTATACGAATTTCTAGTTAATAAATCTTTTCTAAATTTTTCGGATAGTGTTTCTAATTGTGTTGCCATATTATTCCATTAATTTTTTAATTCTTTCAACTTCCTCAAATAATCCCGTTAATTTGATTGATGATATTGAGTTTTTATGTGAATTACTTTTAATAAGGTTAGTTGGTGGTAACCATCCTGCCTTTTTAGTGTGTTTTTTTAAGTGACTATTTCTTCTCTCTCCCGTCATTGACGAAATATCGTCAGCACGTTTTCTACCATCTTTAATGTTACTTACTAAATCTCTTTCACCTTGTAAATGTTGGTTTGCCCATTTTTCCATTAAATCACCACCACATAAGTCGTATTTTAATTTATCTTGAACTTTATCTATAGTCTTAAGGTCGTGAATTATTGACTTTAATTGACCGTATTTTACTTTTTTGTCATTAAGAATTTTTTTAGCTCTATCAATACCACGTGCGTGTTCTCCATTAAGACTAACTATTGTGTGATTAATCTTATCTAAGATATTTTGTGGTACATCAAAAATTCTACCTTTTAATTCTTTATTCATTATCTTTAAGATGTTTGATTAAATCCTCAATAGATAAGTTGTGACTATCCATTGTATTTTTTAATGATTTAATTTGTTTTTTTACGATTGGACTAATTTCTTTGACATCATTTGTCACAATATCATTCTCATTGGATTTTTTACCCATTAAAGATTCAATATATTCCTCAATGAATTTTTTTGGATTTTCAACTAACCTAACTTTATCTTCTGGAAGTTTTGGGTCGTATCCAATAGCACTTAATCTATCTTCAGCCTCACTACCATCCATTCCTAATTCTTTTTCAAAATATTCCTCAGCATCTTCTAAGTCGGCGTCTTGTCCTAAAGTTTTTTCATACCCAAGAGCTTTACTCATATCTGATTCACCCCAATATCTTCTATATGGTTGAGCACCTGCACCACCAAACGAACCCATTTGACCCGTACCTGTTTTCGCCACCTGATCAGTTGTTTTCTTTTGAGTTATTCCCTTAGCAGCCCCAACTGGATTTTTCTTACTTCTTTGAATGTTTCCTTTTGCGTCAACTATTTCATCAACTTCGGTCTCAACTTCCTTTTTTTCTACCTTATTAGGTATTTTATCATAATCCGTGTCGTCAGAGAATTCTTTAGCCCATTTACCCCATTTCTTCTTTTCTTTCTTAGGTTTATCCTTCTCATTAGCCTTAGCAAAGAAGAATCTTTGTTGTGCTTTTGAAGCAAATTTCTCTTCAATTACCTGTTTTATAAAATTATTCATCTAAATACACTTTTTATATAAATATCAAATCTTATGAAAGATATTTATAAACGTATGAATACTCAAAATATTTTAAATTTTTATGGTACAAAGTTAGACGTTAGGTTGGATAGTTCGGAGTATTACGACTACGAAATGACCAAATTGGATGACGACTATAACAAAGATGTCTTAGATTTAACCACCCCTATAACATATACGGGTCTAACAATTAACACCAACTTGACTAATTTTGACTGCGTAAAGTCAACAATTCGACTTATTGAGGATAATGTAAGTGATTTATTAAGTTCTTACATATATTCTGGATTATCAATGACATTGCCATATAATAATTTTGTATCACGTTTTGGAACGGGATTTACTTATACAATTTTAGACAATAATATATTTAAATTTACACTTATTAATAATGAAACCCATTATTTTAAAATTTTAGGATATAATCAAACTGGGATAACGTCCTCTATTTTAACGGGATATACTGAATCTCAACTTATTTCTGGATTTACAACAAACGTTTATAATTGTAGAAAAAATATTATCAATCCATTAGCTTGTTGTCCTCAATCGCCAAGAATTGGTACAAAACCTTGGGCATTTAAATTTAATGAAGGTTTAGGAACCGACAATTGTTCTCCAATATTAAAAAGAAGAACAGAAAAAGGTTGGACTTTGGATTTTATCTTTAATAGAAATAATCTTCCTTGGAGTGCGGGTAGTACATTTTACTATATTGGAGTAAGAGGTGAAAACGATACATATGACTACGCCGATAACAATCTTTCTTTTCAGTTTACCTCAGATAGAAGAATTAAATGGGTTGCACATCACTATTCTGGTTATTGTGGAACTAGTACATACCAAGAAAGTTTTTACGTTGCTAGTGGACAAACACCTCAATTATGTACAATAGACCCCGTAAAAGACTTTAATGTTACAATTGTTTTTGACCGTTATAAAAGATATACCGATTGTAATTTAGAGAATGATGGTGGTTGGAATGATATGATAGGTTATAGAATTAACCCATATCAAGATATTGTTTATACTGCGGTTACGTCAACTCAACTAGCGATTTGGGATGAAAATGAAGTATTATCCAAACAATGGGCAGACGAACAACAAAGAAGGTTGGGGATATTAAAAATATACATTAATGGACGACCAATTTACAAATTAGAAAATTGGGAGGAGGTTATACCATCTGAAAGAGGGGTTCAACCGTTTATACAATCTTGGGGTGGGGGAACAGGATTAATGAATAACATTCACAATGGTGTTTGTTGTTTTAATATGAAATCAATAAAATATTATGAGGAACCGTTAGATTTTGTTCACGTTAGACATAATTTTTTAATGAGATTAAATAACTATGATTTTTCAATATGTGGAGATGTGTGTTATGATAATGTTTCAGGTATGACTATTACACCAACACCTACACCAATAGCAACTAGTACCCCAACACCAACTCCTACATCAACCACCACTTCCACTAATACACCAACACCTTTACCGACTAGTACACCAACTATAACGCCTACACCGACACCTATATAAGTTTAAACTATTTATAACATATGGAATTTTTTATAAGACAAGGAGCAACAGAACCAATCCTTAAAATGAGATTGATTGATGACGGTAAAAACGACAAGTCGTCCTTTAATGATATGCTAGAGAATTCAGACATTACATTTGAAATGTTTGATGTTACAACGGAAGAATATCATATTTTAAACGGTTCTTGTATATTAACAACAAGGACCAAAAAGTATGACCAAACAACTGACGAATACTACATTACCTATCGTTTTACAGAAGAGGGTACGTCAGTTAAAGGTCGTTTCGAGGGAATTATTAGTGTACAATTCTTAGATACCAATAGTAACCCAACAACAAAGTTAATTACCCCAATTTCCGAAAAATTATTTATCAACGTAATTTGATAAACTAACCTTTTTTTGTTATATTTGTATTGAACAAGACAAATTGTGAATTCTTCACAAGATAATACGTCACAAAATATAAAATAATGAAAGAAGTTATCTCACAGGAAATCATCGAGAGTTTCCTGAACGGGGCAGACCCCGAAGAATTCATTGTTGGTGTCGAGTATGATTATCCAACCAACAAAATCTACAAAATTATTCAAGACCCTGAATTGGGTAAAATTGTTAAACCTGATAGTTTTACACCATTTTTATGGGTAGGTGACTTGATTGGGTTGGGATTTTACAATGACTCCAAGACCGATCAAAAGAAGGCAATGACTAAACACGGTATTCTTATTGAAAAATTAGAGACCGGCGATAATGTCAGACTTGAGAATGGATTAAAGTATTTGGTTAAGAGTCTAAAAAGTTATACGAGTTTAGTTTCTTTCTTTAAAGAGGGTGGACTTGATCCTTGGGGTGAAACAACTAGACAGAATTTTATAATTTTAACTCCGGTAGAACAATACCTTGTTCAAACAAAGAAAAGATTATTTAAAGGTATTGATGAATATAGTGGTGTTAATAGATTTGTATTTGATATTGAGACCACTGGTCTTGACCCTGAAACTTGTGTTATCATATTAATCGGGGTTAAAGATAATCGTGGTTTAAATGAAACAATTGCGGCATTTGGTGAAGACGGTGAAAAGAATTGTATTGAAAGATTTTTCAAATATATTAAAGATTTAAAACCAACAATCGTTAGTGGATATAACTCAGCGTTTTTTGACTGGCCCTTTATATTAAAAAGAGCTGAAATACTTGGTGTTGATGTCAATGGACTCACTCAGATATTCACTAAACAAGGGATGAAAGAGAAAGAGGGTATGTTGAAATTAGCTAACGAAATAGAAACATATAAACAACACGTTATATGGGGGTTCAATATTATTGACATTGCACACGCAGTACGTAGAGCTCAGGCAATTAATTCTGAAATTAAATCTTGGGGATTGAAATACATCACCACTTACTTAGAGAAAGAAAAAGAAAATCGTATCTATGTGGATGGTGGTAAAATTTCTAAAATTTATTTAGAGAATGAGAGTTACTATGTTAATCCAAAGACAGGTGGATATAAACAAATTGGGGAACCCGGTACTGATGGTTTATTGGAAAAATATCCAGGTAAGTTTGAAATATGGACGGGAAGAAAAATTGTAGAACAATATCTCGATGATGACTTGTATGAAACTATGGTCGTAGATGATAGTTTCTCTCAATCAACGTTCTTACTTTCTAAATTAGTACCAACGACATATGAAAGAGCAGCAACAATGGGTACTGCAACATTATGGAAATTAATAATGTTAGCGTGGTCATATGAAAATAAATTAGCCATTCCATCTAAAGATGAGAAACGTGCATTTACGGGAGGATTATCTCGTTTATTAAATGTAGGATACGCAAGGAACATTGTTAAGTTTGACTACTCGTCACTTTATCCATCTATTCAACTTGTATATGATGTATTCCCTGATTGTGATATTATGGGGGTACAAAAATCAATGTTAAAATATTTCCGTAATATTCGTATTAAATATAAACTTCTCGCTGGTGAATTAAAAGACAGTGATCCTATATTATCGGAAATGTATGACCGTAAACAATTACCAATTAAGATTTTTATTAATGCATATTTCGGTAGTTTATCCGCACCTCACGTATTCCCTTGGGGTGAAATGAATTCAGGTGAAACCATTACCTGTATTGGTCGTCAGTGTTTAAGAATGATGATTATGTTCTATATGAAAAAAGGATATAAACCTCTTGTAATGGATACGGATGGTGTTAACTTTGAAACGCCTGAAACCGCTAAAGATTCTGTTTATATTGGTAAAGGTTTAAATGAATTAGTAATTGAAGGTAAAGAATATCACGGAATTGAAGCTGACACCGCTGAATTCAATGATATCTTTATGAGAAATGAAATGGGATTAGATATTGATTACACAGCACCTGCTTGTATCAACGTATCTCGTAAGAATTATATTATTAAGTTGATTAAGAAGGGTAAAGAGAAAATTAAATTAACAGGTAACACAATTAAATCTAAAAAACTACAAACATATGTTGTAGAATTCTTAGATGAAGGATTAAAATATTTGTTAAATGGTGATGGATTGTCGTTCGTAGAATTGTATTATGATTATGTGGAAAAGATTTATAATAAAGAAATTCCATTATCAAAAATAGCAAACAAGGCTCGTGTTAAACAATCTATTAACGATTATAAAAAACACATACAAAAGACAACAAAGGCGGGTTCATTAATGTCACGTCAAGCACATATGGAGTTGATATTACAAAATAACCACTCCGCAGGTTTAGGTGATACAATTTATTACATTAATAATGGTGATAAAAAATCATCTGGTGATGTAACTAAAATTAATAAACCAACTAAGAAACAACAACAGGAGTATATTGATAAGCACGGTGAATCAATGCCAAGTGATTATGTTCAAGTTAACTGTTATATGATTCCAGAAAAAGATATTGTAGATAATCCCGATTTAAGAGGGGACTATAATGTTCCTCGTTATTTAACAAACTTTAATAAAAGAGTGGAACCATTATTGGTTGCCTTTAACCCTTCAATTCGTGAGGATATTTTAATTGAAGACCCAATAGATCGTCAATACTTTACTAAATTACAATGTGAGTTAGTAAACGGTTTTCCACTTAAAGAAGATGGTCAGGATAAGTTTGATGAAGTAATGACTTTATCTGAAGGGGAAGTTATCTTTTGGAATAGAGTTGGTCGTGATCCGTATTTTATGTATGTGGAAGATAGTTTACAATTAGTTGACCAATATTGGGTTGACCATAATCGTAAGGTTCTTAAAAACCAAGCTCAAAGTATTAAAAGTAATGAAGACGAAATCATTTTATCAAATACCAACGATTTCGCTCTACACGCAATTGAAATTTAGATTACATTAAATGGTGATACCATTGGTCTGTATTTCAAAGACTTATTAAGATTCTCCGCTTCGTTACCTTTCCTTTCTAGGATTTTTTCGGGGCGGAGTCTTTCTAATCTGGCCATAAGTTCTTCAACCAATTTAGATTTTTCATCTTTGGCTTCGGTTAATAATGATGAGTAGTCCAATTTAACTGAACTATCAGGAACTTGTAAGTCACCCGAGAATTTACCCCAAATTCTTGCTAAACCTTCTTTAGCAAATGCTATCAAATATTTTCTAACCCAGTTTTGTGCGGGTTTGTTTAATGCGTCCCAAGTAAGTTGTTCGGTTTCAACGTCTGATGGTAATTTTACAACATCTTTGTTTTTATCTAAACAAGTGTCTCTGTCCATAGTGTCATAATACCAATACCAAACGTTATAATTACGTTTAACATTTGAGAAATCAAATCTACCTCCTGGTACGTTATATAAGTGAATAATTTTTGTTCCGTCTGGACCTGCAGTGATTCTGTATGTTAAGTCACCACCAATTAATCGGTTTTTGATACTTCTATCTTGCATTCTCAATAACAAGTCAAACGCTGGCATCATAAAATATGAACCTCCGTTGGCCATTTGAGCGAAACCACCAGATCCTGCGATACCTCCTAATCCACCAAAACCACCTAAGAACGGGTCGATGATAGAATCAGATAATTCTGAACGAGAAAACCATAAAAGTTCATTTATTTCTCTACCCGCTGGAATTGAATACATTTGTTGACCGTCAACAAGTTCAATGTAATCCTTTTTAAGTTCAGAATCCCCACCAGCTTGTAATCCTACAATTTTAGAATATGAATGTGAGTATTGAGTTTCGTAATCTAAACTTCTAGTTGTAAACGCTCTTGTTAATGATTGAGTATCTACGTCTAGACCCGCTAAAGCTGACCATTGTGACTCAATTAACCAATCACTTACATATTGTTCGTATTCAGATAATGATAATTCGATAAATGTGTCCATTTGTTCCTCTGTAAGTTCGATACCTCTAACAGGCATACCCAACAAATGGAATACCTGAGTATATAATTTTTCCTTCTCCGGTTGTGAAATAATTGTTGCGCTCATTGTTTGATTTATTCATATAAATAGTTTATATTTCAAAAGAAAATGTACAATAATATGGACAAAAAATTAAAATATAACGATTTTAAGTCCTTGTTTGACGAAGGTTGGGATGGTTTTAAGGGGTTTTATTTCAATGAGGCTCAACGTAATTTTGAAATGGAATACCGTAAAATAGGAAAGTGGGGGTGGTGTCAATCTAGAGAAAAAGAAGGAATTTTAACGGAGGACGGGGATTGGGATGATGCAAATAGAATTAACACGCACCCAAATTTGTGTAAATTCTTTTATGAGGAATGTATAAAAGACAATCCAAATATTTTTGTGGAGTTTGGTAATCCTCAATATCATAGAGAGAATGTAATTGTATTATGGAATTTCATAATTGGTAATTTCGACCTATATTTTACAAAAAAAATTACAAACAAATATTACGATTTAATTTATGGGTTATTAAACCAATCTTGGCAGAGAGGTAATATATCAGTTATAATTGCCGTTATTTATCTTAAGAAATTCTATCCTAATATTAAAAATATTAAATTTGGGTTTAAGACTGGTGATAAAGATGATATGGATGGTATTGATATTGAAGCAACTTTAGAGGATGATTCAATAATTAGGATTCAAGTAAAAGGTGGTAGATATACAGATAAAAATTACGGTGGGAAGTATTATATAAATGGTTCCACTAATGATTTAAAATACGATAGATGTGACCACTATATCTACACACAAACAAAGTATGGTGATAAGCCATCTTCGTTTATTATGTTTAAAAATACAGACCAAATAGGTAGGAAAGATAAAAGTATTATTGTCCCTGTTGATGATATAAAATTTAAAATACAAGAAAATATGCCAATGCCCGAAAACTTAACCGACTTAATGAAAATTTGTGGTGAGAATAACATCCAATTTCAAATTAAAAAAGAAGAAGAGTCAAACTACATTAAGTTAGATGAAGAAAATAAAACATTAACTATCAATTTCAGTGACTATGAAGATAATTCATTAGAAAAGGATTCAATAGAAATGTTAGATAAATTAAAAGAGATGTTTAAGTAAATCTTTACTAAACGATTCGGAATATTCTCCATCTCCCATTACTTGGTCAATAATATTTTTCTTCTTTTGTAAGATATTATAGATAATTTTTTCAACGGTGTTCTCAAATACAGGATAGTATACGAGAACACTATTTTTTTGTCCATATCTATAAGCCCTATCTTCTCCTTGAGAGTGGTCTGCAGGAACAAATGATAAGTCATTCATAATAACAACCTCAGCGGCGGTTAATGTAATACCAACACCCGCAGCTTTAATGTTACCAATAAACACTTTTATTTTATCATCAGTTTGAAACCTATCAACGTTCTCTTGTCTCTTATCTTTATTCATACGACCATCAAGAGTAACGGAGTTCTTTTTATATTTCTCGTGAATCATATCAAGACTCATTGTAAAGTTTGTAAAAACGATTACCTTCTTACCTTGTTCTAAACACTTATCAATTAGTTCACAAGTATAAGGAATTTTTTCATACGCAATGAGTTGTCTAATCTTCATCAAACGATTAAGTGTTACACTTATAGTTTCGTTATCCTTTTTGTCGGTACTAATACGTGTAAACTCTTCTAATTCCTCATCATACATCTTGCTTGTCAATTCAACAAACACTGGTGTTACAATTTTTTCAGGTAAATCAAGAATATCTGTTTTCATTCTACGTAAAACAAGATTTTTCGTTCGTTCACGAAGTTCATCTAAATTAGATGCTCCACTTGTGTTCCACACTCTACGATTACCAACGTTGAATTGATATCCTTTACAGTATCTACGAACATATGATTGCCAATTTAATGTTAATGGTGATTCAACAATCTTTAATAGATTAAAATAGTTAATAGGTCTTGAGGTCATTGGCGTTCCTGTTAATAACCATACTTTGGGTATAGTTTCAAGAACATCATTTAATAGTCGAGTTCTATTTGCGGTAGCGTTAGAGATATAATGTGCTTCATCTACGATTGCCAAGTCAAAATTGGCATTAACCAATAATTTATAATCGTCACTATCCTCACTCTTGTCTGTGGTGTGGTAGTTCTTAATAATATCATAATTAATAATATAGTAGTCATACGTTGATCCCCATTTACGTCCTTCGACAATTAAAACTTTTCTATTTGAATAGTTTCTTATTTCCCTCTCCCAATTTATTTTTAAAGATGCGGGACACACTATAAGTATTTTTCTTGCTTTACTTTCTAACGACGCGATTACTGCGGATGTTGTTTTACCAAGACCCATATCATCCGCCAATATGAATTTGTTATTTGCTAATAACTTTTCAACTGCAATTTTTTGGTGATCCATTGGAGGTCTTGAGTCGTACTTGCTATAATCAATCACCCTATCCAATTTTTTCTCTTCTTGAACCACGGCAGCCTTTGGTAACCAAAAGGATGACATTTGTTCGTGATTCAGAATTTTACCCCAAATGTGAAACGCCTTATCTGATTCACATAATAATTTCTCACACCAAATTGATTCGGGTGCGGTTGTTAATAGTTTATCTTCTTGTAGTTTTTCACCAAAAGTTGAAACGATATTAATATATTTTCTTGCAACCTTTGGAGTTGTTTCTTTATATTTTATAACATATTCAGCCTGAGGTCTTGTTAATTTAAAATTTTTAACGTCCTTAAATTTACGTTTCCATTCCAATAGTTGGTTGTTCGAACCATCATAAGACGATAAAACATTTCTAGCCTCTATCTCAGGAATATTAATACTTTCCATATATTGTAGAATATACATAAATAGAATGGAAGATTAAACTATTTATAGAGGATATGGATAATAAACTACCAATTACAAGATTAGGAAAATTCTTCTCAAAAGATGATTTTGACATCAATATTCAAATGGGTCAAGAGTATCTTCACGGAGATTTGAATATGAAATTAGTACTTTATCGTGTAGATAGAGCAAACACAGACATTGATTCGGTTTACGCTGAAGTGGGTAAGGACGAAATAAAATATTTTCCCCCTGTTGAGTTTAATGCTTTAGTCAAAATTGACGAACCAAAAAATAACTCATACAAAACAGGGTTAATAAGATACGCCGAACCTGGTAATTTAACATTATCGGTTTATATCAGTCATTTGGAGGAATTAAAGATAGATATAAGATATGGTGATTATGTTGGTTATGCGGATTCTGAAGAGAAAATAAGATTCTACACTGTCACAAATGACGGTAAGGTTACTTCGGACAATAAACATAAAATGTTTGGTTACAAACCACATTATAGAACAATAACTTGTGTTCCGGCACAGGAAGTAGAATTTAGAGGAGTATAAAATGGGAATACCTAAAAGAAAAAACAATATTGATGTTTATGGAGGTAAAGAAATTTACCAAGGTAAACAGGTTATGGATAGAAGACAAGAGTTATTAGATAGAATAACCAAGTCTGATTCATATATGCCCGATTCAATATTACACGATGATTTGGATGGTGGAATGTTAGATTTCATAAAGACCCATTTCAAAGTGGTATCGGATGGTTCGGCCATCCCAATTATACCAAAAATATTAACAATCCAAAGATGGGGTGAATTTACAAATAATTGGCAGTTCTCAGATGATGATGGTAATATGAAGTTACCGTTTATTGCAGTTATTAGAAAACCAGACGTTCAACCAGGAACAAACCCATCAATTCAAAGAACAATACCTGATAGACAATCTTTCCATTATGCAACGGTTCCAACTTGGAACGGGTCTCAAATGGGTGCGGATGTATATAAGATGCCTCAACCTGTGGCAATCGACATTAGTTTTGAGGTTACAATAGTTTGTACAAAATTTAGAGACTTAAATCGTTTTAATAAGATTGTTCTACAAAAATTCTCAGCTAGACAATCATATACAACCGTAAAAGGTCATTATATACCCATTGTACTCGATTCTATCGATGATAATACTCCGATGGACTCAGTTGATGGTCGTAGATTCTACATCCAAAATTATAAGTTCACAATGTTAGGGTTCCTTATTGATAGTGAGGAGTTTGAGGTTAAACCCGCAGTGAGTAGAATGTTCCTTATGAATGAATTCATCCAATCAAAAGGGTATCAGAAGAAATACATTAACAAAACAATTGATATAACCGTTGCAACATTTACCGCTGATGGTATGCAGACTGCATTTAGTGTTGGTGAAAGTATTGGTATGTTGTTTAATGTTACAATTAACGGTCTTCTTCAGGAAAGAGATGTTGACTATTTCCATATTCCAGGAACATCTAAAATTACTTTCGTAAGTCCTCCACTAGAAGGGTCAAGTGTGACTGTTACATATTATAAGGGTAGAAATAGTGTATTCATTGATTCGTACGGTAAACCAATTCAAGTTACCACCGAATATTTTACTTACAATGGAACAACCATATCGTTTACAGTACAAAATACTATTGATAGTGTTGTGACTTTAGATATCAACGGTCTTGTTGAAGATGAGGGTGTTGGTTTTGAAATTACAGAATCGAACGAAATTACATTACAGGGAACACCAGTATTAGGGTCAGTAATTGGTATTACTTATTTGTATTAATCGTCACCATAGATATCTTTCTTTTTCGGTTTACAATAATCCTCAATCCATTTTTCTAACACTTTATAGATTTTAAGACCATTCTTATCACAATAAGTTTTTAACATTTCGTGGTGTTTATCACCTATTTTAACGTTTTTCTGAGTGTTTTCCATAGTATAAGATATTAAAAGATATATTAAGATAAATAACTATCTTTTTAAAGAAAGTACGGAAATCTTTGCTAAAAACAAAGATATTTATAGAATAAGTAATAAAAATATTAACCAAACATTAATCGATGGCAAATTCAAACAGAGTATTTGTTTCTCCAGGTGTCTACACATCAGAGAAAGATCTAACATTCGTAGCTCAAAGCGTCGGGGTAACAACTCTTGGTTTAGTCGGTGAAACCTTAAAGGGTCCAGCCTTCGAACCAGTTCTAATAAGTAGTTTCGACGAATTCAAAACATATTTTGGACCAACTTCACCTTCAAAAGACGGTGTTGGTAACCCGAAATATGAATTACCGTATGTAGCTAAGTCGTACTTGCAAGAGTCAAACCAATTATTCGTAACAAGAGTATTGGGTCTTACAGGATACAAACCTTTCAAAACATTCGGTATTAAGACATTAGGTGGTATCACAGTAAATAAGAGTCAAACTCCTACTTCTACTGGGTTCACATTAACTCCAACCGTAACAGGTATTACAGGAAGTACAGTTTATACTGAACTTTCCACTAAAACATCTGTGGATGGTACAACAATAACAAGTTATATCACAGATAATTTCGCTGGATTTGGTACAGGACAAACAGGACAATGGTTTGTTATCGGTCTTGTTCCAAGTTCAAGTGTTTCTGGATTAAGTGGTACTGAGGTTTCTTCTCCATTAAATGGTACAAATAGAGCCAATTCATATAACAATAAAGAATGGTTCAACGTATTTTACAACGATGGAGCAACTATAAACAGTGTTTATTCATATCTTTTTGTTTGGAATGGTACAGCTTTTACTGGAACTAAATTTATATGGACAGCAACTTTAAATACTGACTATGATAATATAGTAGTGGCCGCTTTAAGGTCAAGAGGTAAATACGTTGGTCAAACATTAACACACGAAGTAACAGCAAACACTGGTGTTACAATTTCAAGTGTTGGTACCTTGGCTAAAAATGTATTCTCAGAATTTACAATAACAACCGCAGGATTAAATAGTGGAACTAAATCATTCACTTGTTCATTAGATACAACATCTTCAAAATACATTACAAAAGTATTAGGAAGTGACGTGTTTGATAAATCAACTGAAGATTACGCGGTTTATGTTCACGAGGTATATCCAAAATTATTAAAACACGCTTACGAGAAAGGATTAGTAAGAGGTGTTAGTTCAACAATCGATTATAATCTTGACGGAACGAATTTCTTACATCAATGGGATACCACAATTTCTCCAATGGTTGTATCTGAGGTTCGTGGTGGTAAAGTTACGGATTTATTCCAAGTTCAGACAATTTCTGACGGTGAAGCCGCTAACTTCCAAGTTAAAATAATGATTCAAAACATTAACATTGATTCTGGTGAGTTTGATTTAATCGTAAGAGATTTTAACGATACTGATGACAATATGGTAGTAATTGAAAAATTCACAAGATGTTCAATGAATCCAGATTTACCAGGTTACGTCGCAAGAAAAATAGGTACTTCTGATGGTGAGTTTGAATTACGTTCAAAATACATTATGTTAGTTATGGACGCAAATCACCCAACAGATGCTTTCCCTGCAGGTTTCAAAGGTTTCTTAACTGACAACGCGTTCTCAGGGTCAACTTTGGGAAGTACAATTTATAAAACTGATTATCTTGCAGCTGGAGACGTAATTTATTACGAATCAGATGGTACACCAGTATTGTCTAACGGAGATAAAGTAAGAAAAGTATCTTTAGGTCTTTCTTCTCAAGTTGGTTTCGATAAAGATTTGTTTAAATTCAAAGGAGCGGACGCAAGTGGTGAGTCTTTTGGATTCCACTTATCTTCAAACGCGGCTGCGATAACTGGGACATCATTTAAATGTACTCCATATGATTTAGAAGGTACAGATAAAGGATTGTTAGAAACTAGTGCATATCGTAAATTTACATTCGCGGTATATGGTGGTAGAGATGGTTGGGATATCTATAGAGATGTTAGAACTAACGGAGACGCTTACATTTTTGGTAAAAGTACATATGTAAGTGGTTATACTACTAATAGTGGTGTATTCAGTAATACAGTAGGAAACTCTGATTATTACGCTTACTTAGATGGTATTAATACCTTCTCAAACCCTGAAGCTGTGGATATTAACGTATTTGCGACTCCAGGTATTAACTTCTCAGATCACAGTTCTTTAACTACTCAAGCAATTGATATGGTTGAAAACGAAAGAGCGGATTCTCTATATATTATTGGAGCTCCGAACAACCCAACAACAGAAGGTGTTA